TCACACACACATCTTCTAATGATAACTTCCAGTTGGGCTACAGAATCAGCCCACCGCAAGGACGGCGTTTCGCTGCATCAGGCAAGCTGACGCTGCGAACACACCGCCAGCAAAGCTGGTCTTCGATCCTTGCAGTGAACAGATTCGGTATCCAATCCTATACTTGTACATGAAGAATGTGTACTCGATAGACAATATAGGAGAACAAACAATGACTATCGCTACTATGATCAATGAACTCACCTTTGAATTTGACCGCTTTGACTACGACACCAAAGACTTCTTGCCACACGACGAGATGACCTTTGTGCGCAGAGTCCTGATGGAGAAGATGCTCGATGGCCTGTACTTTCTCAGATATGGTGGCAAGAATGGTGTCGATACAGAGATCAATGCCAACAACAAGAAGAGCCGCTACGAAGCAGACCGCAAGATGTACGATGGTACAGAGATCAGCATGCAGCGGATTCGCGGCTCATATGGAGCATCGCAAGCTGCACAGTACAAGCACGAACAGCTTGACGAGATGTACAGCGACTTGCAACACGCATGGTTCGCAGCACATGGCGAATGGTACACACCGTATGGTGCACCCATTGGCTACTCATACGGAACGCAGAACGTACCACAGCAAGAGGTAGATATACCGCAAGAACTGCTGGACATGGATGCAGCAATGGGTATCAACATCGAGGTTGCCAACGACCTCATAGAACCCAAAGCTAAGAAGAAGAAGGCTTCCTAAACATCACAGGGTAGAGGTTCACGCCTCTGCCCTTTTTTTATGTTCACAACTCAGAGGCTGGCGCGCACTATCAGTGTGTATTGCGCGGCAACTACAGGCAACAAAGCAAAGGAAAAATAAAAAATGAATCCCTATCGTATCATAGCAGACATCATCGGAATCCTAGCCATCATTGTGATTGCAATAGGAATTGTGCTAATGATTGCAGCCGCAATTTAAAGGCGAAAAAGTGTCCGGCTATATAATATATGACGTGACGTCATTATTGCTTTTTAAATAAAGTCACTGCTAAAATGCAGTGCATAACAAAGGAGAACAGAAATGAAACTTAACTATATCGACATTGATGAGACACCAGTCTCAGTTACTTTTGTGGCTCATGAAATAAAAATGATCTGTGAATTTTTTAAACTGAATGAACAATGCATTAAAGACTTTCACAGTCCTTATGCATTAGAATCAATGGCTAATACCTTTCACGAAATCAATAAAGAAATAATCACTAAACAATAAGGAGAGCACAAATGCTAGACTTTAGAAACTCATGGGACTTTCCAATCGAATCCCAACCAATCTATGACCAGCTTGGGCATGTCATTGAAGGGCATCAAAGCATTGTCCGCACTGATACTAATGAATCTCTTGGTGTTCACGGCTCACGATACAAAGCCGTGTCACATCAGGACGTAGTAGACTCAGTGGTTGACGGTATCAAGACTGCCGATCTGTCCAAAGACTACGACCTTTACGTTGACGTAATTGAAAACGGACGTAAACTTCGAGGTGAAATTTTATTTAATGATCTGACTATCGAACCAGCAGTCGGAGACTATGTGAAGTTTCGCGTTTCATTCTTCAATAGCTACGATGGCAGTTGGTCCTTTTCTCAGCTTGCTAATGGCTTACGGCTATGGTGTCTCAATGGCTGCACGACAGCCGATACTGTGGCGCGTAGTAAGTACAAGCATACCACATCTATCAACGTAGAAGGATCAGCAGCCAAAGTTGTTGCTGGCCTTGATCACTTTATGTCACGCAAGGAAGTGTGGCAAAGCTGGATGCAAACTAAACTTGAGCAAGAGCAAGTAGAAAACTTCTTCAAGAAAACAGTTTGCAAATCTTTCACACGCCAACGGGCTGTAACCAAGACCAATGAAAAGCAATTAGAAAACTTGCTTAAAATTTGGAGCGAAGAAAAAGCTGGCTTGGGTTCTAACAAGTGGGCTTTGTATAACTGCCTGACATACTGGGCCACACACACCAACGAGTTACGCTCGCCAGAGATTGCTCGTTACAACAGAGAAATTTCAATTGCCAATGCAATGAAGTCTACACAATGGGAGAGTCTATAATGATGACACACAAAGACTTTGAATGGATAGCGGATCGGTTTGGTCCGCTAGTCTTTTCGCCCATCACAATTGAAAAGATTGCTGATGATCTTCAAGAAACCAACCCACGGTTTGATCGTGATAAGTTTATTCAACGAGCCGTAGCAGCATGGGAGAAACACAATGACATCCTCGATGATGAAATCCCCTACTGAACTTTGTCCTGTCTGCGTTGGCGATGGGCAAATAGAATATGAAATCAACAAACCTCAGAGCTTTACCTGCGACATTGGTTACATAGATACCAAGTGGGATAAGTGTTATGCGTGTGATGGAGAAGGAGAAGTAGAGATTCCACGCTACCTATTGACGAGCAAGGAATGAATACTGCATAAGTGCAGTATGAAATCGTATCTGACTACACTAACTGATAAAGCAAATGAGTATGATGTTTCCTTGCTCAAGGCATTCAAGCAAGCAAGCATACCTACATCCACATACTACCGCGCTCAGTCTAGTGGTCAGATACGATACGAAACTGCATTGAGGGTATTCAATGCCATTGAAAAGCTACACGTACTACAACAAGCCCGTGAGCATACCCAAAGACTACGAGCGTCTGGTAAAAATATTAATCGACGCACGGTTCGCGCAAAGTTTAAGCCAAGAGTCGTTAGCTCATAGGATAGGGTGTGCAACTTCGCTGATCCACAAGTGGGAAACTGGCAAGCGAATACCCTCTGGCTTTATGTTAATGTGCTGGCTTGATGCTTTGAACTGTGAAATCGAAATCAAAAAAATCCCACAGAATCGTCTGTCTTAAATGCCAAGTAAAAACCGAATGGTTTGTGGCTATCTTAAAACAAACAAATGATAGCTATGAAAAGCATTGGTATATTTGCAGACGCTGCTATGAGGAAGACCAATGGCAAACCGTAATAAAAACAAAGGAACGTACCACGAGAAGTGGTTCGTCAAGTGGCTCGAAGCAGCAGGTATCAAAGCCAAAAGGCAGCCCCTCTCAGGCAGTCTGGGAGGCGAGTATAGCGGCGACATCAAGCTCGAACTCAACGGACACGAACTGGTAGGCGAAGTTAAATACCGTGACAAGTCTACCTTTCCTAGTCCCTTCAAAGTTTTAGAAGGCAGAGACATTGCCTTTTACAAAAGGCGGACAGGCGATCCGCAAACTCTAGTCATCGTATCTGGTGACACATTCCTTAAACTAATGGAGAACAAAGATGCTATCTCAAAATAAACAAATCTTGCATTACTTAAAATCAATGGGATCAATTACACCAATAGTTGCTCTCAATGAATACGGATGCTTTAGATTAGCTGCAAGAATTAAAGACCTGCGCGATGAAGGTCACAACATTCTGACTGAAATAGTTTCTAATGATGGCAAGAAATACGCTCGGTATTGCTATATAAATGAGGCAAGCAATGGTTAAGAAACTATCTAACATGGCTGATGCTGCTATCTGGGATGCACAAGTCAACAAGTCTTCTACGAATCCTGACTACAATCGCGCTATCAAAAAGCAAGGTTTCTTTCTGGACACACACCAGATTGTAGCCAAGCGGATTAAGAACGGAGAACCTGTTGGCGAGTTTTGGTTGCGAGGCAAAGCCAAAGAAGCACTGCTAGATCAGACCGACTTAAAGCAAAGCGACTTCTCTAAATACAATGGATGGCTTCAAATGTATGGCAACTATCCAGAAAATAATTCTTGATATAACTGCGTAAGTGCAGTACCTTACCGCTTATAATATAAGGAGAACATCATGAAACGAACAGGTTTCATTGGCGGTAGTGATTGCGTAAAGATCATGCAAGGTGATTGGCAAACACTATGGGAAGTGAAGACAGGGCGTAAAGAACCTGACGATTTATCAGACAACATTGCAGTGCAGCTTGGTAGCTGGACTGAATCCTTCAACCTTTCTTGGTTTGAAAAGCAACACAACTGTGTTCTTTCTGGGCATCAATATGAATATGAGCAGATTGTTGGTACGGTGGCTTGCCGTGGTACAGTAGATGCGCGGTGGAAGAATGCAATTGTAGAAGCCAAGCATACCAATGCCTTCAACAAGATGGATGACATTGTCGAATTATACATGCCACAAATCCAACTGTATGCACATCTCGCAAAAGCAGATGGCACTCACCTTTCAGTAATCTTTGGCAACAGCAAATGGGAGTCAACCTTTGTCCACTACAATAAAGAGTATTTCAATTCTATGTGGGCGGTGGTGTCAGATTTCTGGAGTTACGTGCTACGCGACGAACAGCCTATTGGTGTTCAAGTCGACAAACTATCGACCGACTCGATTGCGCTGGACAACATGGTCAAGCGTGACGCCAGCCGCGATAATCAATTCATGGACGCAGCAGTTACATACCTCAACGGATATGAACACAACCGCGTCTTCGAAAACGCCAAGAAAGACCTTAAACAAATGGTCGGCCCAGAAGAAAGGGAAGTGTACTGTGATCAGCTTGCAGTTCGCAGAGACAAACGAGGTGCATTAAGGATTGTAAAGCGATGACACAAGAACTTACAGAAAAAGCTAAAGAATTAATCCAACATGAGGTTAGGGAATACCTAAACCACGAAGACATTAAATTTCACAAAGAAGTTGTACGCGAACTTCATTGGGTTATTAATGATTACTTCAGGGAAATAAAAAAAATATTACAAGAACCACACTCTGACGTTAATTCACTAGAGTTTTCTAAATCAGACACAATGGACGCAA